GTCCCCGGAGGCTACAAATGGGGAAATACCGGAAAGGTCTATCCGACCAAAGCACAGGCCGAAGCCCAAGGCCGAGCTATCTATGCGTCGGGGTATAAAGAAAAACCCACTAAAAAGAAGGGATAAAATCCCCTCCAAAACCACACCTAAAACCCCCTTAAAACGCACGATTAACCCTTGGCCTTTATAAACCTTAAGCCAAGGGTTAAAAGTGAGATTTAGAGGGGTTTTTAGAAGAGGTCGGCTATGGCATTATAATCGGAGTCCCAGTTACAAAATGCTCCAGTAACAGGACACTGGGGAAATAGTTTACCTTGGCGCTCAATGAACTGTTTCTCAGTTAGATAAATTCCCACATGGATGCCATCGGGAAGAAGTTCCATGCAATCGGGCAAAGCATCTCTTTTGATGTGATATAGGGCCTCAAGTTCTCCGAGGGGACAAGTGATACGATAGGGGGTACGTTTAACAGCCATGATTTATTTTTTGTAGGGATAGAACTAAAGCTCAATTTCCCGGCCAGTAACAATCCTGTAAATGTCTCGGGTCAACTGTACATCATAAGAAGCATCATGGAGCTTGTCAGCTTCAACTACAAGGCCAACTGTTTCTGCCACGGTGTGTAGTTGGAAGTTCGCCATTGACGCTCTGCGGGATTCGAGGTACTCAGATGCGAGTACGAGAACATCTCGGGAGTCTGCCCAGAACCAGGAGCCGAAGAACATATCGTCGCAAAGTTCGAACCAGGTCCGCAGGAACTTGTCGTCAAATCCTCGGTTGTTATATCCTACAAGGTAAGCCTTATTCTTTTTGTCGAACTTATTGATATACTTGGCCAATATTTGACAGAACTGGTTCTTTGCGTCTTTCATGTGGGGGTAACTCATGAGCTGTTCTTCAGTTACTTTGCATACCTCAAGAGCAGCAGGTTCCAGGATGGCCTTCGGATGAGGCCGAGAGTAGATGTTGAACTTCTCAACGACCTGCTCATCGACCTCAACCAAGCCAGCTACTTGATGTAGAGAATGTTTTCTCGGATTGTCCCCGGTCGTTTCTACGTCGTAGAATATCTTGATGATACTCATTCGAATTCGATTTTAATTGTGAGAGATAAAGTCTTCTCGTCGGGTAAAAAGCTGATTTTAGCCTTCATAATCTATTCAAGGGTGTAATCCTTGAGGAGGTTAGCGAGATCGGAATCAATTATCATTCCCAGCTGCTTGAAGAACTCCTCCTGTTCCTGGGTCAGTTGTTTCTTTTTCATTGTCTTCGGGTTTTTGCCAATATCCGTAAATCTTTCTTCTGCCGCTGTCCCAGATGTCGTGATAAGAACCTTCTGAGACGCAAACGTGATGTTTCGCAAGGGAGAGAACATAAGTGCCTGTCGGATGCTCCCGAGCAAACTCAACCACCGAGGGTCTCTTCTTGCGATTGTTGTGAGCATGCCACTTCCAGCCGAGTTTCTTATAGATGACGCGTTCGCCATCCTTGCAGTTAGGCATGAGTTGTTCTTTTATGGTTGAGATGAAGGCGAAGCAATAAGCTTTCTTCCATTCCCAGCCAGTAGCTTTGCAGAGTGCTCTGATGACGCAGTCGCCATCAATATGTGTGTTTGGTTGGAAGTATTCGAACTGGTCGTATACGTTAACCTCTTTGCCGTTGATAGTTACTTTTTTCATACTCCTACTCGTCGATAAGTGTTACAAAGGCTTCCCATCCAGGAGGACAGACCCGCAGATTAAAAATGTGGTCAGGTAGTTCGTACCATATAGAGTTAAGTTCTCCTCTGAGTGCGTTCTCTTTGCTTTGCTCAGCAAGATCCCAGAGCTCTAAGTACTTCTTTGAGCCGTAATACTTCTCAATAAACCATTTGAAAAGCTCCTTCTTAGAGAGATAGTCCTTACAGAATTGACTGGTCCCGGTCTGGCAAGGCTGGGATTGCTGTTTTTTATTGGAGTCGTCCCCGAAAACGGTTTGCTCCTTAGTCTTCTTCCTACTCATCGCGGATAGCGTCTAAAGTTGTATAGAACGAATTGTAGAAGAACCACCAGGCGATGAAGAGAACGACGGTAGCAGTGAATCCTGTGGCTCCGACTCTCCAAGCCAGGTCCCATGAAACCCAGATAAGGAGAAAAGGTGAAGCGAGGAATGTGAGTAAGCTTAAGTCCATCAGTATTAAGACGGCCAAAAGCAATTTCGATTTGGCAGTAAGGTGCCGGCTGAGGATTTTTAGTGCTTTCATTTGTCCTTTAGTTTGTTATCTCAAATATAATCATTCTTCTCTGAACGTGAAAATTTTTCACCAGAATGTATTGCTGTGTCAGCACAAAAATGGAAGAAGGCCTTTCGACCTCCTCCCGGTGGACAAATGAGAGCTTAGCTACTCGGTACCAGTTGAGCCAAATCCGCCTTCACCACGTTCAGTGGCTTCGTCGTATAACTCGGTGGCATCGAGAACTTCTTCCATATCTTCATAAAGAACGGGCACCAGAACAGCCTGAACCAGCTTCTCTCCCGGTTTGATGGTCTGAACCGACATGCCGATGTTTCTTACGTGGAGATGAATCTCACCCTGATAGTCTTCATCGACCACACATGCACCAACCTGTAAATCCTTCTTGACGGCCACACCAGATTTGTTCTTGAACACGAGCATATAACCGTGCGGAACTTTAACTTTGATGCCCGAAGGGATATTGACTGCATCACCAGGAACCAGATAGTGAATTCCGGGGAAATCATTTGGAACAAAGAAGTCCAGTCCAGCAGAGAGGGCTGTGCCTCTGGTTGGAGTCTTAACGTCTCTTACTTTGCAAAATTTCATACTAGGTTCTTTTTATAAGTTATAGAAAATCCGTATTAATTCAAGTCTATACCCAAACGGGTCTTGTCTTATCTTGTCATTTTTAAGGGGAAGCTTCGGCCTGTCTAAAATCGAGTTGGGGAGTTTATCCCGAAATAAGTCTTTAAGGATTTTTTTATGGGTACGCTCCTTAAGAGGAGTAGCTAAAGCTATTTTGACTACATCATGAGAAAGGAAAGGGTTTCGCATCTCTATTGTAAACCTCATCGATGCGCGGTCTAACCTAGGAAGATGATAATAGACAAGTTCCTCAAATATGTCTGAATATTGCGAATCATACTGGTCTATGCGGCGGTAACCCCCAAAAAGTTCATCTGCTCCGTCCCCCGTAAGAACTATGCGTTCTTTCACCCCCGAGAGAAGTTTATGCTGGGGAACAACAGAGCCTAAGTCTATAGGCGTTTCGTTCCATCTTAGACTCTCAGTGAAATCCGGGGAGTCCATATCATAGTGGATAACATTGGGACTAAATCCTAACTTCAAGGCAAGCTCCTCTACATAGCCTGCATCTTCAAGATTGTCTGTAGTATAATAAGACACCGGGCTACCCAAATCAGAAAGGATATAAGCTATGATAGAGGAATCTAAGCCTCCGGAGACTAAAGCAGCAATTTTCTCTTTTTTAGAGATAAGTCTCCGCTCAACAGAAGTGTAAAGAGCCTCCATTAAATCAGAGGTGCTTGGCTTTTCATCCCAGTTGAAATACTCATACGGCCAAACGGTCAGGATTTTACCCGAGATGAAGGCATAGACTCGATTCGGAAGAATCCTCCGAATATCTTTCCATGGGGTTCGGTCGTCTCTATTATACCCCCATTTCGTAACGGAGCTTTTGAAAAGGAGGTCCGGGGAAGAAGTCTCGGATAGGAGCGGTCGTATCTCAGAACAAATCTCTCCGCGTTCATTATAATAAAGTTGCTTCTTACCTAAAGGGTCTGTAAAGCAATACATAACCCCGCTGGGGGTGATAAATACTATAGACCAAAATCCATCCCACTTATTAGCCTCCTCAGCTATGTGACGGATGTTCTCAGAGCCAAAAAGTTCCTTTAGATACTCAGCATCGCTTTTATATTTCGGCGGATAGTTGAATATCTCCCCGTTGAAAAGGAGAATGCTCCCGTCTTTATACACGAAAGGTTGAGCTTCATCTTCTCCGGGTTGAGTTTGAATGGGAAGCCAATGGTGAGCTATTCTATAGCCGAACCTATCGACATATTGACAGGATAGTCCCCTGTGTTTAATACCGTCAACTAATTGAGGTCTTTTGGTGATGATGATCCCGCACATTTTTCAGTCTCTTTAGCTTTTTCGTTAACAATATCAATTGCTGTTCTCTTTACAAGCTGACTGAACACTTGCTCGATAAGCTCACGCTTGTGGTGGGCAAGCCGAGATTTCTTCGTAATCACTTCGACGTATTTTACAGTGAAGTCTGCCGGCTTAGGATAGTCCTTGAGTAGTTCCTTCATCTGGTTGTCCTTGGCGAGTTCCAGGGTTTCCAGGTCCTTCCGGTACTGCTGCTCGACTTGTTCTTTGAGTTGAGCATAGTGCTTTCCGGTGTACTCGAGGAGTTTCATTTCCTCTTCGAGATTCTGCTCAAATTTCGGATGCTCGAGTACATCCCAAATCGAGAGCTGCACGGGCGGCTCAACGTTTGTCTTCGGGGAGGGGGATTTCTTTTGTGACATAATATTTCTCAAATGGTATTGGATAAGTATGAACTACGTTTTGTATTTCTTCCCGTTCAGGAATTGTTCCCTCTTTTTCGCACATCCAGTCACTCACAGCTTTCATGGTGATGCCTTTGAGGGTTCGTCCCACAGGAAGAAGAGCAGCGGAACTCTTCTGTCGGCCGAGCATTACTTTGATTTCATCAATGGTGTCATAGTACAGGGTCATGGGACAATCCTTATAAACCCTGTACCAACTGTTCGGGCCGAGTTTCTTAGCCTTGGTGGCCTTCGTGTACTCGCAAGACATCTGGAACCTTCTCATAAAATGCTTGAGAAACTCAGGGTCTTCGAGTACGTCGATAATATCGTACTCGGTAATCCTCGGCTCGCCGACTATGTTCCGTCTCTTTGTCATTAGAAAATAACCCAGTTAGAAAGGTCTTCGTAGTATGCATGGAAACTACCAGCGTAGTAGTTAAGAGGACCTACCTTCAAATCAGGATAAGTGTCTTGGAGCTGTGTCCATACATACTCTTGAATGGCTTGTGTGAGCCAAATATCAATAGCAAAGTGTTTGAAGTAGTCATTGCTACGGATATAGTACAAAACCATCAGTTTGTTATTCCGGATGAGGAACTGATAGGAGACCGAGCAGGGGATCCTGGTCTGGAAGCCAGACGACTCGGTCGTGTCCTCAGGCTTGAATATCATAATCATCGCCCGTCTGGAGTGTTCATCATCCTTTAGAGCTGCAATGGCATTGTCAAGCTGGCGAGAGTAATTGATGCGCTCCGAGTAGGTATAGTCGAATTTGTCATTCTCCTTTTTACTCATAAGCTTCTGCCAGAGATCCATCCTAATCTTATAGGAATTACCAGGATTGAGACCACGCCGATCAATGCGGTCGAGGATTTCCTGTTTGCAGTAGTCTTCAATTCTCTGCGCCTCATCTTTGAAGAGGAACTCAAGCATTTCCCTTTTCTGGAGCCAGGGCCTTGTGATTACAAAGTTGACGCCGATGAGCTCTTTAGTTTTCTGGTTTTCTCCGGTGAGTTCTTGATTTTGGTAATGCTTAACGGGAACAGTGATGCCAGAGACCTTAAGCTCTCGGTCCATTTCGCGAACCATTTCTAAGCAATCTTTGAATATACGTGCCATGATATTTATTTTTGATTAGGTACGGGGTCATATACTTCTGGCTTCTCGGTAGAAAGATAAACAGGCTGGAGAGGTTGACTAAAAGTAAGCATGGACAACCAAATACGGCCAGTTTTCCGTACTACTTCAATTTCTTCCGGAGAGAGCTCCCAGCAAGTTACTATTTCTCCTGTTTGATAGCGACCTCTTTTTTCTGCGGGAAGAGGTAGATATTCGGGTTGGTTCTCTCCATAAACGCAGTTAGAACCTTCAAAATCTATAGGTTTCATACTAATAGTTGGTTTTAATGCGGAATAAATTGACCTGATACTTAAGAGACCATGCCCGTCGTATTTCCTCATCTGATTTGAAAAATTGTCTGAGCAGCCGATACCCTCCGGCGAGAAATTCCTTAAACCTCTTTTCAAAGACGAGCAGGTCGACTAGATATTGACTCCGCCTCCACTGCCTGTTTTTTAAACAGTTAGCAGTAAGGCCAAGTGAGTAGATAGTAGAACTAATCTGATTAATTATACCCCAGCCAAAATGAGGGGGAGAAACTAAATCAAACTGCTTATAACTCCAGCCATAGAGAAGCATAAGCTCAATGGAAAAATTCATAGCATCAATGAGTTCTTCCTGGATGTGACCCATCCCATCTTTAAAATGCGCCTCAAGGGCTTCAGTGAGTTCCTCTGTGATTCTCCAGCAGTACTTTTTGAAGAGTTCCTGGTCTTCGAAGCAGTCAATGTCGAAGTTTTTGAAAAGCTCCTCTGCCTCAGGCTCATATATGAACTTCAGTTCTTTTTGTCTCTCGAATATCTCTCCCCAGGTGGGTTCGAATGGTGTAAAGTTTTGGATGTTCATAGCTCTGTCGGGTCTATGGGATTTGCTTCTGAACCTGGTTCAATGCCACCGTGGAAGTTGTTCAAAGCGCCAAGATATGCAACTGCATCGAGAAGGTTGTCCTCTTTGTGTGCATAAGCCTCTCGGGCTAGTTTCAATGCTATCTGGAAATAGTAGATGTCCAGGGTTGTGATTTCCTTGCCGCAAAGCTCTGTAGCAATCCGGGCTGCCCGAGCGTTGCACTCAATAAAAGGACCATATTGCCTGGCCTTCTCCTCGGAGCGGAGATTGATAATCTCATTAGCTTTTTCTAAAATGTTCATAACTAGTCTACTAAGCGTCTCAATGTCAAATCGTTAAAGTCCTTCTGCTCAATATAGGGGTGAATGTGGTTCTTGCGAAAATACTTCGTCTTATAGGTAGTGAAATACTTCTTGCCTTCGAACTCAGTCTCGCCGATGGCCTTCTTTCCTTCGATTCTAATAATGGTGTAAACGATGGTAACAATGCCGTCCTCTTCGATAATTTTGTCCCCTATTTTGAGTTTCATTGCCTTATCTTTTTAGTTGATACAAATATAAGAATTTTCACTTGGATAGGAAAATAATTTCACTCCTTATCTTGCGGCCTGAGTATATTTTCTTATCCTTGCCCTTACCGCATCCATTAGCTTCTCTTGGGTCCCTTGTTTCCCCGAAATAGCTCGGAGGACGTCCTCGTCTATAGTCTTGGCTACAATTATCTTATTCACAATGACTGATTCTGTCTGGCCTTGTCGGTCGAGCCTTGCGTTAAACTGCTGCTCGAGCTCGAGTGACCATGTCTGACCGAACCATATAATAATATGCCCGCCTGCTTGAAGGTTAAGACCGTGCCCGCCAGATGCCGGATGCATGAGCAATACGGGTATTTTCCCTTCATTCCATGCCCGTATGTCATCTCCGTTTTTAAGTTCTCTCGGGTGGTAACTCTTCAGGGCTTCGAGCAGGCGTGCCCGGTCATGTTGGAACGTGTACGCAATGAGAACTGGTTTACCGTTGGCATCATCAAGTAGCTCCTTCGTGGCTTCAATCTTAAGGTCGTGAATAAAGTGAACGCCTCGTTCCTCGTCATACACTGCTCCATTAGCAAACTGAAGGAGTTTACCCGATAGAGCTGCTGCATTCAGAGCTGTAATCTCTGCGTTGTCTTCCGTGAGGGAAAGGACTTGCTCTTTCTCAAAATCATCATACTTTTTCCGAAGGTCATCATCAAAGTACACCTTAATGAGGTTGGTGATTCGCTTCGGCAAGGTCAAATAGTCTTTGGCCTTCATACTCATGCAGATGTCACTTATTTTCTGGTGGATGCGAAGATCAGCTCCCTTCTGCAGGTCATAGTTGTAAATTACTGCCCCATTTCTTCGGCCTGGCCGGAAATACTCGTCCCTATATCGGGTTATGAACTTTCCTAACCGTTCGCCCCTGTCGAGAAGATACATCTGTGCCCAGAGGTCTATAAGACCGTTAGGAGCAGGTGTTCCTGTGAGGCCAACCACTCTCTTGAACTGCGGTTGTACCATTCTGAGGTGCTTAAACCGAACGGCTTTATGGTTCTTGAACGATGAGAGTTCGTCGATGACAAGCATATCAAAGGGCAAGCGTTTTCCTGCGTAAAGCTTGCATAGCCACGCGATATTGTCTCTTCCAATGGTATAGATGTCTGCCGGCGTTTGGAGCGCGTTTAGCCGGGTTTTAGCATCTCCTACAATCTTGCTAATTCTCAAATCCTTCAGATGTTCCCACTTATCTATCTCAGCATCCCAGACGCTCTCGGCCACACGCTTAGGCGCGACTACCAGAACTCGGCTGATAGAAAGTTCGTCCCACATAAGACGGCTTATGGCAGTGAGGGTGGAAACGGTCTTACCTAGGCCCATTTCCAAAAATAATCCACAGTGAGTGTGGTTCAAAATATGCTCGACCGCGGCGACCTGATAGGGATGAAGGTCAGCTTCTCTTAGTCGGGTCGTGGGCAGGTATGTTGTGCCCGTAGTCGAACTCATCATTGTTGAGGACTCCTCCATATCCGTAATCAGTTAATATAGTGTGGAGCACCTGGGACGAGTCTAATACGTACACCCGGAAGCCAAGGGATCTCAATTTCTCGTGAATGTAGCTTTGAATCTTCCGGGGCTTCTTCCCGGTAGTTTTCACTTCCACGAAAAAAATCTTTCCCCTTGGGAGTAAGCATAACCTGTCTGGAAGCCCTGTAATATGTTGCGACAGTAACTTCAGACAAAATCCGTTCATCGTGTTTTCTACAATACTCTTCAACGAGCGTTCGAGCTGCTTCTCTGATTCGATTGCTTTCATTAGTCGAGGCGTCTTGCGTAGTACTTTTGTTTGCCATAAATCTTGAAAGTTCTTGTAGTTCCTACTTGTTCCCATCCTTCCAGACCGCGGAGAATATCATTAATTTCCCTGGTCTTGTATCTATCCATGTCCTCTTTGTTCTTGCCGAGACACTCGCACCAAATCTCAGCAATGCAAACATAATCCCTGACCTCTGTTCCTTTTGGACTGAGCGGGTCCTCGAGATAACCTCTCCGCTCGAAAATGTCCTTGTCGTCCCAATCCTTAGGAAGGAGACGGTCCAGATAGTCTTCGATAAGCCCTTTCCTCTCATCAACCTCACTGTGCATAGATTGCTGGACCGTGGCTATTCTCTCTGCCTCAGCGCTCAGATAGAGTTTCTCGCCCTTTCTGAACATGTGGACAGCTTCTGCCCAGACCTGGTCAATTTCATCTGCATTCGAGAGGAAGTCTTTGAGGTCTTCATTATCAATCAGCTTCTTATTCCAGATGTCAACCGGCATAAAACGTCTGTTGCCCGACGGATCCCTTAAGAAGGTACTTTCATTGGTGGTTGCCACGAATACACACTGGCGGGGGAAAGTCTCAGCGACCCTAGCATAAGCCGGTCTAAAAATGTCCTCCTGTTTGGATATGAAGTGCTTGATTGATTCAATATCTGCTTTCTTAAGGCCAGCAAGCTCAGCCATTTCCATTATCCAAGTTCCTTGGAGCTGCTCGAAGGAGTCTTTTCCTTGGACTGTAAGGAAGGTGTCGCTAAACCATCTTCGTCCGAGAGCCTTAAAAAATGAACTTTTCCCTGTTCCTTGAGTAGGGGATATAAGTGTGAGGACAAGGTCAAACTTGCATCCGGGGTTAAAGACTCGAGCCACAGCACCGACAAGTGTTTTCCTGATGGCTTCTCTTGTGTAGGTTGTGTCTTCTGCTCCGAAATATCGTATGAGGAGCGTGTCGACGCGGGGAACTCCATCCCAATCGAGCGACCGTAGATAATCCAACACAGGGTGGTAGTGATTCTTCTCGAACTCCAGCTCAAGCGAATCCTCAATTTTGTTAGCTGCCGCAATACCGTAGATGATTTCAACATAATTTCTAACTCCAGCAAAATCTACATTCTTGACAGGCTCCGGGGAAGGAACCCTACGCCAAGGCAAAGTTCCAAATACATATTTTTTGCCGTCGAAATCGTTTTGCTTAAACAAGTCTCTTAGACGGGGGTCATGCGAAAATATCAGATTGAGATTCTGTGCGATTGGTTTATAACCACCCTTAGGGTCAACCTCTAACTCTTGCATCCACTCGAGGTTCTCGTCATCAGGGCCAGAGTCTTCGTATTCCTCTGCGAAGTCATATTTGGCATCCTGAAGGTTCTCAGAGGCGATTATCTTCTTGACTGCTTTGTCTGCCCTGGCAAAGTCCTCCATGGCAACAAAACTCTTAGGGGTTGTACCACGTTCGTTGTCTGCGTCGAGATGACCGAACTTATGGATGCGGACTAGGTCAAAAGCGTTGCAAAGTTTACCCCCGCAAGGATCTGTCCCATGATGAGAGTAAGCGAACTTATCATCATAAACAATTAGACCAGCAGCTGTGGTTCCTTTTGCATACGTATACCTGTCAGGAATGGCAGTGCTAACATAAATATCTGAGAGAAATTTCTCAATGACGTCTGTGATGGTATAAGTGCGGCAAAAAGCTCCGATAATGCCTTTCTTAAGTGAGGGATCTTCCTGCTTCTTAGCTCCATCCTTAATCTCTCCAATCTCTCGGTCAGCTGTAGGCCAAAGGGATGAGTCATGCCAATCAGCGTAAGAATCAAGGATCTCGTCAACGTTCACCCAAGGACCATCCTGGAACTTGAAGTAGTAGTCAACATCCCTAGGGTTGCTCGGCCAGAACATCAAACGATTGGTCTCGAAAGTCGATCGGTCGAATAGTTCAATGCCTAAGGTTCCTGCAATCCTTCGTGCCACTGCTACATACTCATCAGGAGAACAAGGCCGAGAAAGTGGCATGATAAGTCTGTAGCGGGGAGAGGTTTCACAGTGTTTATGGGTTCCATGAAGAACTGCCGCATTGTTGAAGAACATCTGGTAATCATCCCAGAAATCTCTATGGGCAAAGTCTATGTCGAGAGTGAGAACCTGACGCCGAACAACACTGTCTGGCTTGCGGCGACCGTTTTTAAGATAGCCGCCAACATATCCTCCTACGTCTTTGATTCTTGTTTGTTCTTCCTTTGGAGCGGCAAGAAACTCTTTGAGGGTTTCTTGCGTCTTGTGTTCTTCTTTGAGCCGAGCTACGAGTTCAGACCAATTCCATTTCTGGTTTTTCCAAATCTTGGTCTGGGCTGACAACCCAGTTGCTATCTCTATTTGTCCGTCATATTTCATAGGAGTGAAGTTTCTTTTTATCCTAGTCCCCTACAAATTTAATCATTTCCTTTTAATCCACACCCTAAAGCAATCGGATTTTCTGTTGGGCTCTGTCTTTACCATGATGGTGGCCCCCCGTACGGGAACTGCCGTCAATTTGGGATAGACCAGGTTCCCTTCGTCGTCCGATTCTGCTGCATTCACAACCGAGAGAACTGCGACCAAAGCGATGTTGGCGGGGATGTTGTCTTTGATGTTAATTTTCATATTAGTCTCCAAATAGTTTATGCAAAATAACTATGCTTTTAATAGCTCTATTTTCTCGTTCAAAGACCTTATCATGGTGTTTGAGAAAAAATATAATGTCGTTTCTTTCTTTAAGATACTGCTCGAGCTCTGCTGTTGCCATGAGCATGTATTCACATGCTAAGAGGATCCCTCCTCTATCGCAATTGCTAAGAAACTCCATTCTCTCTTTTACACGCTGATTTTTCTTTGTTATCATATTAGTCCTTTTTGTAAATTGTAACATTCTCCCACCTGCCTGTCCTCACCTCTTTGGAAACCAGAAAATCCACCTCTCTCGGCTCTTCCCACACAGAATCCCATATCCAAAACCTCTGATGGAGCAATACTTTCTCATCGCTGTCATCTCCTTTCTTCGGTCTTCCTCGTGTCATTTCTCGTCCTCCTTATTTGTAGTTGAATAACTATATGGATTTATTATTGTTGCTGTTGTCGCATCTGTGCTAATGGGGCGATCATGGAAAGCACACCATCCACATTTGTTCTGTGAGCAGTCTTTGCAATCATAATCGCATCTTGCTGGGTAATATGCCATACTATTCCTCCTTTTTATGGCATTTCTGTTTCAAAAGGAATGATGACCATAGTTTCGTCGTAGTCGATTTCCTTTCGGTATTTAATTTCTTCTTCCCTTTTTCCTAAGTCCCGTTCTTCCATTGTAGGGAAGAGTTTTGTTTTTAAGTTGTGGTATTCTTTTGTTTCATAGTATTCGTCCCACCAGTATTCTCCATGACCAACGGTTTTAATCTCTATGAGAGAGTAACCGTAAATACGCTTTTCTTCCTGTGTCATGTTATTCTATAAGTTTATAAAGTGCAGTATTTTGATATTTCGGATTAAAATGAAAGTTAAGGAAATCTTTTTTTACTTCTTCTCGTGTATATCCGTCTCTTCCTCCGTTTTCTTTTGAGGTATACTCCATTCTTTTTGGATTTCCGTTTAATTGAACAAACCAATTTCCGTTATCCCCAAGATAAATTTTCATTCCAAAGAGTTTTACAGCAAGTTCCTCTAAAGAGTTAATAGTAAACGGAATTCCATTATAGAAAAATAAATATTTTGACTTTTCTATTTGTGTCATATTATTCTTCCTCCCTCATAATTACCTTTAGTTTGTAGCCGTCTGCCCACTTGGTAGTATCAACGAGTAGCCAGTGACCGTTAAGAATGACCTCTCCGTCACGAACTCTGTCTTTATCGGATAGGAGTTGTGGCTGTTCTCCTTGCTGAAGAATGTCTATTGCTCGATAGATAGCACGATTGATGGCACATTCTTTTTCCTTCTTTTTGGCTATCTCCTGCGGCGAATCAAGTCCAGTTATTCCGAGAAGGGTGTTATTAGCCATATACAAGGTATTAATCACCTCACGGATAATCCATTCGTCTATTATTAACTTTGCCATATTACATTAAATTAATTTTATCAATTAGTTCGTTTATGTTCCCTTTTTGGAGGTCGGTAATCACAGGGTTGTTTTTACACTCTTCCAACCACTTCAGTAGAGCCTCCTTGCGGATGTATTCATGTTGAGCAATCGCAGATGTTTCTGTTGCTCTTATGCCGCTCCACATTTGGCTCAGTCCTCCCGCAAACTCTCTTACATAAATCTTATCTGGTGCTTTCATTTCTCGTAATTTTATACCATAATCTTTGTAACCAATTCCCAAAACTAAGAACTCTTGGAGCAATACATCCGCTTTCTTCTGGTGCGGAATAATGATACTTGCAATTAATGCAACTATCCGATACTTTACAACCAATTCTATATTGTGCCATATCTAAACCAGGTTTTCAAGACTGTACTTAATGGCCGATTCACAGGCTTCTTCATAAGTTTGATAGAATACCTCAACAACGGCATCTGAAAGCATCATTTCAAAGTCCGAATCAGTCTTTTGAATTGTCACATAATAACCTGAGTGACCTCCACAAGCCCAACTATCCAGCATAACTTGGATGTAGTAGTGCTTCTCTTCCCGCAACCACTTCATTGTCATTTGAAGAGTTGGAGCAGAAGTACACGGATAAACATCGTCATTGTAGTTATATGGTTCTTTTGGGTAAAACAACTCTATCCCACACACTTTTGATTTGACATAAAAGGCACGACATTTTTTATCAAATCCCTTTTCTTTTAGGAGTTTTGCTGTTTCAAAATTTACATAATCCTCGGTTATCATAATATCCTTTGCCATATCTACAGTTTTATTTCATATCGGTTTAAACTTTCTTATTAATGAGTGAGTACCAATACTGACGGATAACATTCTCCACCTTTGCGTCATAGAATGTAGAATGTTCAAGGTGGTACGCCACCTCTTTCTTTGTTATGCCAGCATCCCGCAACACATTGAAGCAAATACTTCCAGCATAAGGATTATCATCCAGAAGTTCTGATGCGAAACTTTCAAAACAGTTCCACCATCCTTGATTAAATGTTCCTTTCATATCTTTCCTCTTTTTCCAAGTTCGTAGAAGTGTCTGGCAATTATACTGCACCATTCCATCTGTTCATCATCGTTACACCAGCAATACGGAGCGCCAGTCTTGTCTAAGAATTTCTTAATCTCCGCTTCCAAGTCAGCAGGCTTTTCTTCAATACTGTCAGGTACTCCATACTCACTGAGTTCCTCCCAGTCCTTTTTGATTTGTTCCTTTGGTGTTGTGGCGAGATAGCGTTTTAGTTCTTCCACAATATTAGGTTTAGCAGGCTCTTCCCGCCTCTGCGGACGGAGGGATTTGAGCCAGTCAATATCTTTCGTATAATCCTTCTTGTTTGGATATTCATCCTTACAATAGCCGATAGAGAATAGAATAGATTGCATTCTTTCTTTATCCTCTTCGCTCCACTCTTGCTTTGGTTGGAGAACGAATCTTTCAGGAAGAGATTTTAACCAATGTGCATACATATCTAAGTCGTGCTGGAGTCTAACTGTTTTATTCTCAAAGAAGTCTGTAATTTCATTAAGAAAGAC